GGCTGCCTGCCGAGCCGGAGTCTGAATAGGTGTTAGTTTATGAATAGTGTTGTTATTCTGCACAAAAAAACCAAGGATGGTGGCGAATCGTTACGGTTCGCCATCCGTTCCTGGCAGAAGTATTATCCGGAGCTGGCGAAAATAGCGGTTGTCGGTGATAAAGAGGACTGGTTTGGTGATAATATCCTGCATATCCCTTGTGATATGGATAGCAATGATATGCTGAACACGGTTAACGCTGTCAAGGAGGTGGTCGCTCACGAAGAGATACCTTATGAATTTATTTTTGTCGGTGACAATCTGTTCCTGCTCAATCGGGTAGCTACCATGCATATCGTCATTCCGAAATTCGAGCGTCATTTGTTGCCGGTATTTATGAATCCATCTTCTGCTGGATCACTGAATAAGGTTATGGCTATTAGGGTGGATAATATGCCGGTATTGACACAGATGCCGGTAATGCTGGAAAAAGATGAGATTGTTTCAGTACTGGAGAATTGTCCGGAATTGGAACAAGGTAAGGCATTGCTGCAGGCTGTTTATTTTAAGAATTTTCCTTTCATGCCGCTTGTTACCGATTGGCGACATGACAATTGGGCCATTCCTGTTGTATCTGATAAGCCTGTTTCTTCGGGGTTAGATAAATATCTTCATTCCAAGTTCTTTATGTACCACCTGGATAAAGGGTGGTGCAAGGAGTTGAAGGACAAGCTGGCTGAGTTGTTCCCAGAACCTAGTGTTTATGAACAGACCGACAGCTGATGATGTGCGCAACTGGCTGAAGACCGGTTCCTCTGCCGAAGAGGGTGTGCTGCTCTTACGGAGGGCCGGCGCACCCTCTTTGCTTTTGCGGATGGTGACTGTAAACCCGGCATCCAATATCGGACTGATGAAACGGTGGTTGTTCCGGACGCTGGGTATCAAAGATGTGGAGCAGCCATCCAGCCGGGCATTCCGTGACGAATTTCCGTTCCTGGATGACCCGTCCTGTCCGATGGAGTTGCAGGCGTTGGCCACCAAGAAGATTACTTCGTACCGGGCATACGTAAAGTTGCATAAGCAGTTGCGTGACTGTTCTTCCTTGACTCAGTGTGCCGTTGTTTCCCGGCAGCTGATCAACAACTACCTGGAGAACCGCATGATTTGGGAGGAGCTTGAATATTACCGTACCCATGGTGCGATATTGGGCAAACACCCGTTGATGGCTTTCTATGCCCGCAAGAAGAACATGCTGAACATGACAGTCAAGCAGCTTTTTCGGGAGCAGAAAAGGCTGAAGGCGAATATCTGGCGGGTAAAATCTGAACTGGTCAAGGGAGATAAGCCGCACCTGGAGCCGGAGCGGAGGGCAAGGCTGGCAGCATACGAAGCGGAACTGGCGGAGATTAACCGATTGTTGGATGAAGAATAGATACTTTGAACTGGATGAACTGTACCGGGAGGTTCGTCAGTCACGCATGTACTCACAACGGTTTGATAACATATTGACTTTCAAACTGAACAGCTTGAAAGAGTTGTGCGGACGGCTCCCGGAAGACCGTGAAGCGTATTTCATCGAGACACGCAAGAGTTTCACGGCCTTCACGTTCATTGTCTATCTCATCCGCAATGCCGGGTATGTACGCCACTTGTATGTGGCTACCTATTCCACCAATCTGCGGATTATCAATGCCCTGCTGCGGTACCGCGAAAAGGGGCTATTAGGTAGTATACATCTACATGTGAGTGAGACCCTCAAGTTCCGTATGCCGGCCATCTTCGCACGGCTGAAGGAACTGCATGACGAGGGTACCATTACGCTCACCTATGCCTGGTCGCACAAGAAGGTGGCGTGTGCCGACACGGAACAGGGCTGTTTTGTGGTAGAGGGGTCCGGCAATTATGGAGAGAATGCGCTCGAAGAGCAATATGTGTTTTTACGTTCAGAAAAAGTCTATGAGTTCAGGAAAGGAGATTGACCGATGGGATGATGCCAATCGGCCGGAATGGTTCAAGAGGATTCCCATCGAAGAATACGAGAAGTTGGCCGGTATCGGTTATACACCGAAACAGATAGCCATGTACTACGATGTAAAGTTCAGTGAGTTCATGTTCTATTACTCCCTGATCGGTTCACCGCTGAAGTATCACTATGACCGCGGCCAGCTGATGCAGCAGGCTAAGGAGGGTATTTCCATGGCGGATGCGGCGGCCACCGGTGAGAATGTCACCCAGGCACAGCGGTTTGACCGGTTCCGCAAGGGACTGGATGTGAAGAATGCGGTGAACAAGATTTTTTTTGATGAGTTGGATATTTGATTATGTTTGAGAAAAGTTACTTTTCCGCCCTGCAGGATTACCTCGAATCCGGTTGTTCCGATGAGCTGACACCGGAGGAACAGGAGTATTACAATGCCTTGTATGCCGTTGTCGGTATCAACCGCAAATACGGCAAGGACAATGCCATTGCCTTCCTGATGCATCCTCCGTTCAACTGTACCCGGCAGCGGGCCAGGCGCATGTATGACGAAGCCATCAACCTGTTCTTTGCAGACGATACCATCGAGAACCGGGCACATCGGCAGATGATCTTCGATAACCTGCAGAAGGCGGCACTGGTGGTATTGAAGTCTGCCACATCTCCTAAAGATATGGAGGTCTACGGCAATCTGATGATCCAGGCATGGAAGGTCAAGCAGCTGGATAAGGAGGACCCGGTCAAGCGCAAGGAGTTCAAGGAGAAGGAGTTCAAGGTTTATACCTTGGATTCAAAACTGATTGGTATCCCCATGGTAGACCGTAACGAATTGGCCCGACAGATTGACGGACTGGAGGATGTCAGCCAACGGGACAAAGAACGGCTCAAGCAGGATGCCGGAGTTGTAGATATTAATTTTGAGGAGTTGCTCGATGACACGCAAGATTCGACTGCAGACAAACGATGATAACGTCGAGGTACGTTATCAGAACTGGGCGGCACAGGTCATATCTATCATGATGCCCTGGTCGCTGTACTGGGTGTGCGGCCGTGCCGGCGCCAAAACGGTGCAGGTGTTGGCCGAGCGGGTGCAGGAGGTAGCTCAGGACTGTCCGGGAGCCCCGTTCGCATGGGTGGCCGATACCTATTCAGACCTGCACAAAAACGTGATTCCTTCGCTCATAGACGGTCTTTCCAACCTGGGGTGGGAATTGGGTACGCATTACGTGATTAACCAGGAACCGCCGGCAGAATGGAAGGAGCGCATGTACAATGTTTGTACGGACTGGCGGCAGACCATGGTGTTCTTCACCGGATTCAATTTTACCTTCATTTCGTTGGACAGGCTCTCCATCGGAGCCGGTCGCTCGTATGTGGGGTTGTTCGGCGATGAAGTGAAGTATTTCCCCGAGGAGAAATTTACCAACCTGCTGAAGGCCGTTCGTGGTTTTTATGTCAAGTACGGCAATTCCGTCTGGTACCGCTCGCGTACCCTCACTACTGATATGCCGAACCCGAACCACCTGGGCGAATACGACTGGATTCTGAAGATGTCTGCGCAGAACGACAAACAGGCGATTATGCTGGCACTCAATGCCGGCCTGGTTTACAACGATACCAAAAAGAACTACCTGGCCAATGTGCAGGAACTGGAGCGGGTACGGGCTGCAGCTCGTTTGGACAGAAGCTTTGAAACGAAGCTGCCGAAGCTGGAGAAAGCGGTCAAATCTGCCGAGCGTACCATGAAGCGGTGGGAGGAGCGGTGGATCCGCGCACGCAGGGGAGTGTCGTTCTTCTTCATTTCCTCGACATACGTCAATATCGACGTGTTGGGGATTGACTACCTGCAGGACGAAATCAACGAAGGACTGGAGGGGCTGCATTGCAATATCCTGTCCATCATTCCCAAGCTGGAGGCGACCGAGCGTTTCTACCCGAACCTGTCCATCAAGAACTTCTATGCGGACGGGTTTCTGAATGACGTCATTGACCGGCACCCGATAGCCTGGCAGGAGGATGCATCCGTATTGAGGTATTACCTGGCGGATAAGGCCATAGACGCCGGGATGGACGCCGGCAACATGTTGTCGCTGGTTATCGGGCAGCAGGAGCGTAAAGTGTACCGTGTGCTGAAGGAGTTCTACACACTGCCTCCTGAAACGGTAAGAGAGTTGGCCGACCAGTTCCTTCATTACTTCCAGCCGTCCAAACGCAGAGTGTTGATGCTGTTCTACGACCGGGCCATGAACAACTACCACAAGGTCAAGAACGATATGGCATCGGCCATCAAGAATGCCATCGAGTTCGATGCCTCCGGCAAGCGTACCGGATGGCGGGTACAGCTTATGTCACTGGGGCAGGGGAATATCGGCAGCAACCTCGAATACCTGTACATGCAGGATCTGTTGTCGGGCAACCTGGAACAACGATTGTTCTCCCTGCAGATAGACCAGTACAACTGCCCGTGCCTCAAGGCGGAGATGGAGGTATGCCGTACCAAGGTAAAAGATGACGGTGACCGCCGTATGGTGGTAAAAGAGAAGAAGGGTGACAAGCTGTCCAGGGAGCGGTTGCCCAAGGAGTCTACTAACCTGACGGATGCACTCAAGTATCTCATGTGCAGACGTGAGTTCCTCGATGCGTGGAGACGCAAGGGATTTCGTACCGCATAGACTCACCGCAACAGGTGGGATTGGCCTCGCTAGAGATAGCGGGGCTTTTTTTGTGGGTGGTGGAATGTAAAGATTTTTTGTCATATTTCCCGACCAAAATTTAGTTGCAATCGCAACCATAAGTCGGCGCGCGTCGGGCTCAAGCGTGTTAAAAACCTGCGGTTTTATCGCTTGGGGGTGGTTTCCTATCTGACAGACAGCGGCTTGTTTGGATAAATTCTGAATTTATATTCAATTTTCGCCCGATGCAGGTGGCGGTCCTTCCGTGTGATGAGCGGCGGGGG